CTAATACATAAACTCATACTAATTTCGCAAGCACTTCGGTCGGTGTGTGCGGGCATAGTAGCGCCTGTGTAGTATATTCTACAATAACTATATGTTGGATACAGCTCTTTGCCTATCATAGTGCTAATTGTGTCGGTCAACGACATTAACAATTCTTCAGTTTCGGGCAAAGCATAGGCACTAAAACTTTTTGGAACTAACTTATCACCGACTGGTTGTTCATAGCGTTTGATTTGTTCGCTCAAACGACTACAGATTTCGATAGGCACTAGGTTTTGTAAAATTTTCATCACCCATATTTACACCATAAATATCTCATGCCTACAGAACAATGGTTTTCCACTCCTATATTTGCGTATGATCTCACCGGATCTGGTTTAGAACTAGTACAAAATGAGATATCTAATAGTCTTGAACAAGTACGCAAGGTAGCCTCTAATACTTCCACCCAGTGGGGCGACAGTGTTGTGACTACATTTAACGGTACTAACGATATTGAAACTTACAACTTAACCGCTTTGAATAATTTTTTATTCGATGCTGTACAAGAGTATATGAATAATATCCGATATATTGGAGCACCTGTAGAACTAGTTGAATCGTGGTTTAACTTTTATAAAAAAGACGGGTTTCAATACGATCATACACACCCGTATTATCGCATATCTGGCACATATTACTATGCCTCTAATGGCGAAGACGGTAGTATAAGATTTCAAAATCCTAATCATCATGTTCACGCTCATTTATTCCCAGCAGACGGTGTTTCGATGGAATCGATTTCGTATGCTCCAAAGGTTGGTAGACTGTTATTGTTTCCAAGTTGGCTAATACACCGAGTGAATATGAATACAACTGATCACGAACGTATTAGTATTGCAATGAATTTTAAATGAACATAAAGTTTTCAACATTTCCTTCCACACAACCTGTGCCTCTTTGCCTGTGGTCGACAAAGGTCGACAACTATCAAACAATTAATGCAGATATTTTGTCTGTGATTGCCGATGTCAAATTAAAAAATCCTGAAGGATTTACTGACAGCATTAATTTTAATACTTGGCAATCTAAGTGGAATATGGAAACATATCCAGGATTTAAAGAAATTGCAGAGATAGCGTGTAATGTAACCGCAGAAATTGCACAAGATCATTTTAAGTGTACAAATTTTAGTCCAAAAATTCTTGATTGTTGGGCTAATGTTTATGACAATCAAGGCGGTTGCAATCAACATAGCCATTTTCCCGCAACATTTGCCTTAGTATATTACGTACAAGTGCCTCCAGGCAGTGGCGATATATATTTTCCTGAAGCAGAAATTAAACTAACACCGGTAGTTGGCCACCTATTATGCTTTAGTGGCGCTACCTGGCACGGTGTTGATCCTAGCCAGACTGAAGAAAATCGAATTGCTATAGGAATTAATATCGGTTGCAATTAATTTCTCCATAGTATTTGTACTAATAAATACTCTGCGCTACACTAATGTAGCGTTTTTTAAGGAGAAAAAGATGGAATTAATTTCCACATTAACTGGTGGCTTAGGCTACCTTTGGATGGTGTTCTTCATTATGATCACTGCTGGACTAGCAAAAGAGTATCAACTCTTCGCCCCAGCATTTGCCTATGTAAGAAACACTTTCCGCTCTAATAAATTTGTTGTAGTTCTTCTAAGTGCAATTGGCGGAGTATTGCCAATTGAAGGTAGAGTAACTGTTTCAGCAGGTTTGTTAGATACTGTTGCTCCTAAAGATGGACCAGGTCGTGAAAAGTTAGGAATTATTGACTATCTAGCAACGCATCACTATTACATGTGGTCGCCGTTAGAGAAAACAGTAGTACTACCTATTGCGGCTTTTGGTCTTACGTATGCGGCATTTATTGGAATGGTTGCACCGTTGTTAGTTGCTAGTTTTGCCTTTATTAGTTGGTACATTTGGTATCAAGTAAAAGAAGACGAAGTAGTAATTACTCCAGGCAATTTTAAAATGAGTGCTGTCTTGCGAAATATCATACCTATGTTTATAGCATTAGGTGTGTACATCTGGGGCGGCGGCGAAAATAACGTTTTTGCAATTTTTGGCTTGTTAACTTTATACTATGTTATCATTACACAACAATGGAACTATAAAAAGTTATTAAGTTATGTAAATTGGGAAGTTATTTTAACTGTTGCAGTAGTTATTATGCTAGGCAACTATTTTAAATCCCAGATGGATCTGTATCAGGCTTATATTAAAGGTGTTGGACTAGATCCAACCACTGCCTTAGGTATGCTTGCTATCAGTCTAATTGGATTTGGAGTTAGTTTCTTAATGGGTAGCAGTGGTAAGTTCATTGCTATTGCAGTGTTGATGGCGCAGGTATTTGGAGTAGAATACTTCTTATGGTTCTTTGCTGTTGACTATGCAGGCTATTTGTTAAGTCCAACACATAAATGCGTAATGGTTGGTAATCGTTATTTTGGTACACCACTTAAAAAATATTATATAGCATTAGGTTCGTGGGCGGCAGTACTGCTTGCGACCGCTGGTATTTTTACATTCGTAATTTAAAACAAAAATAGTGGGCTAGAGAGACTGGCCCACTTATCAAACAAAAGGAAAAAACATGAAAAAATTATTAGCCATCTTGGCATTAGCAATGACCGGCACAGCGTTTGCTGGCGGCAGTGGCGTTAGTTTTGAATTTGAACGTGAGCGTGGCAACAATGCTCCTAACACGTTTGAAAACACAATTAGCGTAGCACCTTACTATAAGTTTGATAACGGCGTAAAAGCCGATATTAAATTTTATGGTAGCAGAGAAGACGGTAGCAAGACTCTTGAAAACAAAGTTGAAGCCCGTGTTCAAAAAATGTGGGAAGTTTTGCCGCATACGAAATTAGGCGCACGAGTAAGCGTTGGAGAATTGTTTAGTTCAACTAAAGACTTTTCTTACTACACATTTGAGCCAAAGCTAAGTTATGCATTAACAGATGCATTATCATTGCAAGGGTCTTATCGCTATCGTAATGCGTTTAATACAGATAATAACTATGAAACTCGTACTACAAAGTTAGGTTTTGATTATGAACTAACTAAGAAAGATGAAATTGGCGTTCGTTATCTTATGAAACGTGGTGATAGTAATACTGATGGTGTTGAACTAGCATATACACGTAGTTTCTAAAATTAGTACACAATAAAAAAGGACCTTTGGGTCCTTTTTTATATTAAATTTACAATATCAAAAACTGTTTGCAGTTTAAACCTAATTGCTTTATTAGTTAAACTAGTTCTTAGTCCCTGATGTAACGGCTTAGGAGCACAATCCAATACAGCCCATGCCCAACTTGTATGTTCGTCACTTAACTTAGGCACAAATTCATCATCAACAACACACAGATATGTATGAAAATAAAATACTTGGTCGCTACTAACAAACGTTTCTAGTGGAAGAGTCTTTTTAATCTCTGGTATAAATCCAATCTCTTCGCTAATTTCACGTTGTAGACCTTGCCAAGGATTCTCACCTTCTATGGTAGTACCGCCTACTAGTCCCCAAGTACCTTCGTGTTTGCCGTGTGCTTTTTGTAATAGTAAAAATCTGTGAGTATTTCTAGCGTAGATTAATGCTCCGCTACATACAATACGATCTTTTATAACACTATTCTCCATGTACCAGCCCTATATTCACCTTCAAAGCTCTTAACCCACGAAACCCCGTTCCATTTGTATTGAACTCCAGTGTATATATTCGTCTGATAGATGAGTGTGTCTGAATTCTGAGCGGCTTCAAATATAACTTGCCAACTAGTACCGTTATATTCTATAATATCATTTGTCTTGGCAATTAAAGTGCCCCAAGCAACTGCTTGATTGCCGTCAGTTAATGTTTGTTGATCTCCGATATCTTCAATTAACAAATATCTAGTGTAAGTAGTAGGCGTAGTTGGTGTAAATGTTAGTGGATTTATTACAGCATCAAATGTTCCTGGACTTGCTCTGCCAGTTGTTATTAAACTATTACTTGGGTATGTATCAGTGTTCCAGTTAATACTAATTGTAGTTGGGTCTAACGGATTTACTGAAAATGTTCCAGAAACTTCATAACCTGTCGGTTGCATTAAGTATATGTGTCCAGCTCCAGCAATATATTTGCCAGGGTACTGGTCTAGTAACCCATACCAATCTATTGGCGCACCTTGTTTAGAAGGAACGGCCAATGAATCATTACTAGCAGTTGAATTTTCTCCGGGATTCAATATTTGTGCTTGCCCGTTAATTGTTAAAATTCCAAATCCTCCGCTAATACCAGTAGACTGCTGACTTAGTATACTGCCTAAAGACGGTTCGTTAGCATTAATATCAACACCTAGCCCGTCAATATAACCAACACTTTCAGAGTTAGCACCTTGATATATGCTAGTAATAATATTTGTAATAACACCAAGTTTTTTAACTTTAACTGGCGGACTCAACCATATAGGTGATTCTAATGTTAATGTAGCAATACTATTAGCTGAATCGTTTCCTTGCGGAACTGATCGACTATCCCATGTTACATCAATTAGTTCCAAAACACTCAGACTAGTCCAATCGATATAGTTATCTGTTGTTTGTAACTCTAAACTTGGATTGAACAATACTAAAATTTGTTCAAGTATTTGTAATTTTTGTTCTGTGCTAGAACTCCATATATCAACTTTAACACTTAATTTAAAAGGTGTAGGCATTAAACGTTCAACTGTATAGTTTTTGCCTTGACCACTAGTGTATTCGTGCGGAGTAACACTGGTATCAATGTCACGTTCACGTATGTGCATTTTTCCTACATACGTTTGATCGCTTAACCTATCCCTTGCTAATGATATTCCAGTAATATGCACAGCAATACGAGGCACCGATTGTACAGCGTTTTCGCTGTTTTGTCTCATAATGACTGCGGCCTGTCTATCTGGATCTCCATACATGACCGGTATCTGATGCAACGTACCATCTCCGTATTTGACTGTAAAATTACTGAATATACGAATAATCTGTACTAGATATCTGCGTATCTGTTGATCATAGAAAAATTGCATTATAGATCTGCCTGTGGTTTAAGTGCTGTAGATAACGGTTGACGTTCTGGGAATGTTTCCCCGGCCACAGTTGTCTGAGTTGTGTTATTAATGAATCCAGTCTTCAAAGTATTGCGTGTATCAGTGTTGGTCATAGTCATACGCACACTGTCTTCAACTTTAACCCATCGTGTACTATCAAATCTAAATAATCTGCTAGGCATAAAATCTGTTCTTAAAAAATAATCATCTTGTTGTGCTCCGTCTGGGAACTGTATACCGGAACCAAAAACAGCCGCACCATTAGGCCCGTAACCGTCACCTAATAAGTAACCAGTATATCCAGAACGGATTGGAGTGGCTTGAATGGCATCCGCAGTAGTACTATCAATACTTGTATCTACTGTGGTGAGATCGGCAGTATTATTAATAATACTCTTACCTGTTGTTGGATCAACTGCAAGTGTATAAAATTGTCTAGTTTCATAGCCGCTCTTAGGAGCATTAGTCTCAGCTTCACTTATAATAGCCGCATTGATTTCTAAATCTTTATTACGAGTACTAAGCAAATCTTGTAGTGTAGTTGAACTACCTTCTTTAATTGGTTGTGCAAATATATCTTTATATTGTTGACTATCAATAATCTTCTTAATTTTTAGTCTGTATAGATGCGGATACCACGTAGCACTAAATCCTTCGCTAGCACGACCCACATCTTCAATTACATAGTAGCGTGGTAAACTTACATCATAATCATTAAACGCAAACTCGTCACGTAAATGCGGTAGTTCTAATACATCACCGCTCATTGGCTTGCGCCCAATAAATTTAATAAAATCGTTAATATGTATGGTCATATAAATTGTATCATTATCGATAAACAGACCAAATTGGCTTAGATTAAAATCTATGTTTTGTACGTTGTAAATTCCGCGCAGTTTATAAATGCTAGGATCGTATTTTCTATCGCGATTTTCTAGCAATAGCATATCCTGTATTTGAGTGTGATCTTTGACAGTTGTACCGTCATCAGTACCTATATACTTGTGTAGGTATACATCTGTACCGCCAACCTGAAACATTTCAGAAATCTGACGGTCAATAAATTTATAATCTTGCCCTCGTTCGGGCTTATACAGTGATAGTCTTGGCATATGATATTTATCGCTAGCTAAATATGTATGGAGAACTAAAAATGTCAGATACTGCCGCAACTACAAGTTTAGATGAACGAAATAAAGTATTTTCTTACGTAAGAACCATGCTGGGTGACGGCATGATCGAAGTTGAACTAGACCCAATTCATTACGAAACTGCCCTAAATCGTGCTATTACTAAGTTACGTCAGCGTAGCAGTAATTCTGTGGAAGAAAGCTATTTGTTCATGGAACTAAGCGTGGATCAAAATGAATACAGATTACCCGACGAAGTTATTAGTGTACAAACAGTTTTCCGTAGAAGTGTAGGTAGTCGTACTGGTATGGGTGCAGGCGGTAGTTTGTTTGAACCGTTTAACTTGGCCTATACAAATACCTATTTGATGAACAGCTCGATGATTGGCGGTATTGCTACATACGAATTGTATTCAGGGTATCAAAAGTTGCTAGGACGCATGTTTGGTAGTTTTGTAGAATTCAATTGGAACCCTACTAAACACATGCTAACAATTTTACAACGCCCGTTTGCCACCGGCGAACAGGTATTAATTCGCACAAACAATTATCGCCCAGATTTTGTTCTATTACAAGACATCTATGCCAAGCAATGGATTTATGATTATACTTTAGCCACTTGTAAACTTATGCTAGGCGAAGCACGTAGCAAATTTGCTAGTATTGCAGGACCAAGTAGCGGAATTCAAATGAATGGTGCTACACTCAAAACAGAAGGAACTGCTGAAATTACTCAATTAGAAAAAGATATTGATAATTTAATACCGGGCGGTAACCCAATGACATTCATTATTGGCTAAAAAATATTTGACCTTGTAACAAAACTGTTATATACTAGAGTTACTTTTAGGGGGCTCTATGATTATAGGTGTGTGCGGTTTTATTGGTTCTGGCAAAGATACTATTGCCGATTATCTTACTAACTTTCACGGTTTTCGACGAGAATCTTTTGCTAACAGTTTAAAA